TTAATACAAGGAATAACTCCGATAGCATTTGGCACTTGGTCAATTATTTTTACATCGCCCTCTGCATATTCTTTTTCGTAATCTGTTATCTCGTAAGTTATTATTTCTTCCTCAGTAAACATTTTTAATATTGCTCGTTCAGTATTAATATCCTCGACAACTAAAAGCATATCTAAATAAAATCTTCCACTAGCGGCTCTTTTGTAATTCCAATTCACAATGTTTTCTGGTGTGTAAATAGACATATAAGGTCTGATGTCTTGTTGTAATTCTTCGGCTCTAGTTCTGAGATTTGTTTGTGGTTTATCAATGATGACCCAACAGTTTCCGTAAATGCTTGCATTCATTTGCACCTCTCTCATCATTGTGTCAAATGATCTGCCGTCTAAGTCTGCATCATTAACAAATGCCTCTAATTGTGGGTCTCCATCTAAAGAACCATAATCTCTAGTCGGTGGTACTCTCCATAAAAAGCTAGTGTAAATCTGAACAACATTTTTACAGTGGTTATCAACTGGTGTATGTCTAATTCTTTGATCGTATTCCTCTGGAGTCTCTAAAATATATCTATGTAAATAATATCCATTTTTATAATCGTTCCCTCCAAGATATGATCTAATATAAAATTCCCAGTTCTGAATATTAGCGTGCCAGAGAGGGTGCTTACTTGTTAAAAATTTTCTATCCATCAACTCCACCTTTGAAGAGGGCTAGGTTTAAAATCCCGTTTGACTGGAAAATTATACTCAACCATGTAACCCAACGCATCATTAAAATGGTCGAAACCAGAGTCTTTGTCAGGCACATTTGTTCCCTCTTTGTATATTTGTCTTTCTATCGACTTAATAACATTTTTGCAAGATTTTAAAACATATAAACTATTTATACCTTTAGCATTTTTAAATTTAGAATTTACCGCATTTATTCTATCTCTAACAAGAGGTGCTTTGTTTCTTGCTCTAACCTCAAACCCAGCATTTTTTAAAAGTGCAAGATCAGTCATACCACCAGCAGATGTCTTTCTAGCTTTGGAACTTGGGTCAGGATAAATAATAATTTTTTTATTTGGGTATCTATTTTTAATTTCGTCTATCATTTCATTTGTATTTGATGACCATATTTGAATCTCGTCAATAATATATATCTTATCATTTTCTATTACAGAAACAACACCAGCCATCGGGTCAATATTAAAATCTTGCCCAACATGAATTGTTTTAAATTTTTTGTTATAACTATCAATAATGTTTTTGTTCCTATCAAAGTTATAATAAATGATGCCCGCATAGTTTACAAAGGTTGCTAAATACTCTTGTTGGAAAGTTCTTTCATCTAAATCATTCTTTGCTTGCTCTATTTCCGACTCAGATACCTGACCACCCTCTAGTGTTGTATATTTAAAACTCTGCCACTCAGGGTCTTGTTTATTATATAGATCATAAGCAAAGTTAAAGCCCTTTGGCGAACTGCAAAATAGTGCGTGACCCAACGTGTCACTTAGAGTTGGTCTAAGAACCTCGTACCAAGCTTGAGGTTTGATGTCAGCAAATTCGTCTAGCACAATAAAGTTCAACCCAACACCACGCAAAGATTGATCGTTGTCAGCACCTTTTAAACTAATAAGTGTATTATTTTTAAGTAATAAAGATAAATCAGACTCGTTTATTCTTTTGACCCATCTGTGCCTTAACATCATTTCTTTAAGCATATCCCAGCAAATAGTTTTACTTTGTCTGTAACTAGGTGACACATACCAAACACGCTGATTTGGAAATCTAGCAAACTTAGCCATTTCTTGTATTGCTAAAAATGTTTTGCCAAATCTACGACCAGATATAAGAACTCTGAACCTTTTATTACAATTTATTACAGCCCGTTGAGGGTCAGTAAGTGGCATTAAATCTGATCCCCCCAGCTGTCCCAACCATCTGTTTTTTGTCTAGCAAACAATTCTATTCTAGGTAGATCGCCACAAAGTTCTACAATTCTTTCTCTAACACAATCAGGTTTTTGGCTATGATTTCTTATTGGTTCATAAACTAATTGATGTACTGATTTTGAAATTCTTTGTGGTTTTCCTTTTGTTGCTAATAAACACAATTCTGTATTAGACCTTGTATAATAACCCATACCCCAAAAACTATTAAAGGAATCCATAGGAATAAAAGACATTTGTTTTGTATCAAATTTTTTATTTGTTTTTACCCAACAAAAAGCACAAGTTTTGTATTCAAAACCCCAGCTTTTTATAGTTTCCAAACCCTCTAATAAGTTTGGATAAGTAACCCATATAAATAAAATACAATTATCGTCTGCAATTTCATTAACAGGCATTTTGTATATATCATCAGCCGACATTAAATTATAATGATCTGATACTTTTCTTTGTGCTTTTTCACTCCAAAACGTAAATGTCCACGCTGGGTCTGCATAAATTATTTTATAGCGTTTCTGTGGAAATGGTATCACTCAACAGACCACGCCAAAGGTTCGTCATCTTCCGTAATATTATTTTCTGATTGACCTAGTATTTGCTTTCCAAGCCATATCTGCATTACTACATTTCCTTTTTCTGCACTCTTCCATTGTAGCTGTCTAAGCCTCATTTTCATTTCGGCTCGCCCTTTTGTCAGATATTCCGAGTAACTTCTTTCAATAAGATCAGCACTACACCCAAAGAAATCTGCAATCTCTTTATTGGTACAACCTAATTTAGCTAATTTTCTGACTTGTTCTTTGTCAATATTATATTTTTTTGGTCTCGACATATCCTCTTACCCTATGAGTTAGGTAGTTTCTGTTTATCAAAAAAATAACAGAAAATAAAGCCTATTCTAAAATTAATGATTTTATTGATAAAGAACCATCTATATTAGTTTCTAGTTCAGCTTTTGACTTAATACACTGATATTTAACATTACTACCAGATTTTAATTGTCTTTTAGCTAAACGAGACCCTTTTAAACATTCTGACATTGTGCTTTGAATTCTTGCCTCTTTGATTTCTCCATTAATTAGTAAAAGCAAAGCTACTACTGTTTCAACCATTTCCGTTTTCTCTAACTTTATCTTTTAATTTTTCTATATCCTCCAAAGCCTTTTCAAGTAATTGTTTATTAAATTCAATATTTACTTTATTTGTTACGTTTTGTTCTTGGTTTTCAATAAGTTTTTCTACATCAGAAAATAAACTTTCTAAAAGCATAAATTGTTCCTGATCGACTGGTTTTTGATCGCTAGCCTTTAATAAATCAGCTTTCATCAACTCACGAGATGTCTCTAATGATACTAGCCTTGCCGTTAATTCTGTATATGCAAACACGCCAGCCGCTACAAGTAAAATCAACGAGGCAACTGTTTTCATGGGCATTTGCACAGCCGCCTGTTCTGAGATTCTTAAAGGTTTATTAGTCATCTATATTCATTCTTCATTCCAAGATCATTAATAGCTTGTTCTTTAGTTAAAAAACCTTTTCTTATACCCATATCAATTATTTCTTTATTTTTTACAGCATAATCTTTTATAAACCTAGTTACTTTTTTATCTTTTATAGCATCTGTAAACATTTTAATTTTATCTTCGTCCTTAGTTATTGTAACCCCAAAATCATATTTTTTTTTAGGAATTTCATCTAAATATTTTTCTGCCGATAGCCAAAATGCGGGTTGTTTGGCAAATTCTTTGTCTTTAACCGAATCATAATAATAATTATACATATCAGCTAATTTTTCGGGCTGGTCTCGCCACACTTTTTCAATTTTTTTAAAGTTCTTCTCTGCTATACCCTTACTAACTTTGTTTGTAACCCTATCCCAAAACTTTTTAAAAGTAGGAGAGTATTTATTAGTAGATGTATTGGTAGAGGTAGAGGTAGGGGTAGGGGGGTTTTGGCTAGGTTTTTTTGGTCTCCCGCCTAGTTTACCATTTACTTTAGACGCATCAATTCTTTTACGAATATATAGATATTCTTGTAGCTGACGTTCATTTTGATAGTGGTTTTCTACAACAACAAAAAATTCATTAAGTATTTTTTCACAGGATAATTTTTCACTATCTGTTTGGCAACTTGCGATCCGTTTTACCCTATCTATGCTTTTAGGCAATCCAATACATCGTTTGTTCCAGTTCCAGCAAAGCAATCGAATATATATTCCAATTTCTTCACTACTTAAATGCGATGTTCCAGCTATAAAATCTTCGGTAAACAAATACCACGCTTTCAGTTTTTCTTTTGGTTTTGAGTTCTCGTCTATAAACATTGTTTCTCCCATTTCTAAACAATTAATATTTTT